GTCAATAATCTGTAGTTTGGTAGAAGATAGTTGATTTTTGATAGAACATATTTTACTATCATAATAAAACTTTGAACTAGTTATACGATAATTTACATCATCGGCAGCGGCCAAGGCATCTGGAAAATATATGTCGTATGTAGCAGAAGCTGAAGAGGTATCGGTAGTGGCAGTTGTAATTGGTGTTAATCGTTGTTGTAGTTTTACCTCAATTTCAGATGATAGAATAGCATTAGAAATTTCATCAATTTCTGTTTGTAGATTTGATTTACGGAAGGTGCCCGTGAAGGTTTTAAGGTTTGTGTCCACATAGGATTGTATGGTAGAAAATACAGTAGTTTCAACTGAGGATTGGGTCAACCCGGTCAAATTTGGGTTGAAATCAAATTCGGTTTCTATTTCAAGATATGTAATTACTGGATCGACATATTCTATATCAATAGAAAGAACTGCTCTATTTTCATTTAAAACAGAAGTGATATCATCTTTAATAGCAGTCTGGCTGGCAGTAGTCACCCCATCATCAAATAGAAGACCCACATACACAACTCCATAGTTTGCTGGAATGTTATCTTCTCCCCCCCACGCTACAACATCAGATACAGAAGCATGTCTGGTTTGAATTGTAGTTTGATAGTCTTCAGCAGTCACAAGTCGTTTTTGAGCAGCAAATCCTAAAGGAGCGTTTTGTCTGATTGATTCTATTGTTTGTTTGGCATCACCACCATAAGACGCAGATACTGTAACCACTCCTAGGGTATAATCTTCACTATTCACTGTTACTTGAGAGGTAGGAATGAAGGTTGTTGCGGCATTGGCATCTGATCCCACATTAGACAAATATTCTATGGTTACTTTGTTACCTACAGTTGGTTTAATGCCAATTGAAGCCCCGTCTCCAAACCCAAGCTCATAATAACCATTTGGAGTTTCTACCAAACGATAATGAGTTGAAGTTGAAGAAATCGATACTGCATCATCAATATCAGTATAGGAAGTGTACGAAGATGAATTGTAAGTATCGTATACCCGAACGTCTACCTGAGATGTGTCTATAGTTTTATCTGGGATAACGAATATTTGACGTTCATCATTCTCATTTACAATAAATGTTTTGGTTCTGGACGTACCTTCATAAATGGAAATATCATTTGACCCTAAACTATTTACAAAGGTGTAATATCCATTATCATTAGAGGCAGTCAAAGCTTCTCGTGTTTGGAAGGAATAACTAATATCATCTACCGAAGCTGTAAATTTCGTACCGGTAGGTAAAGTGATTGAAGTTGGCTTAATAGCAGCCCCGGATAGATTTAAGGTCAGAGTTACAATACCAATAGAAGCGGTTCTGGAACGTATGTTATACCCAAGAGTATTAGCCAAAGACACAACCGAACTTCTTAGTTGGGCAGTATCCAGATAAGCTTCATTCAATCCAAAATTTGCAAAAAGGGCATTATAATGAGAGTTATAAGCCAGCACATCTAAAATATTACTAAGACCAGAACCTTCAAAATCATAATCCGCAAATTCTGATTGCTGTTCAAAATACGTTTTGAGCTTACCTTTGATCGAAGCAAAGTCTAGTTGTGTTGTTTGTATGGTTGTTGTCATTATCGTAATCTCGTAATATCAGTTCTTAGGGTTACAATTTCTTCGGTGTTCACAATCTGGAAGACCAGCCTAACACCTATTGCATTATAATCAGGGGCAGCATTTGCTACTACTTCAAGCACCTTTGCCCTAGGTTCATAACTTTCCACCGCATTCTGCACCAATCTCTCTAGTTCTTCTTCTGCATCGGCATCTATCAAATCAAATAACAATCGGTTCAAACCGGCCCCAAACCTATGATCAAAGGGCTTTTCTCCTTTGGCGGTTAGGACTATGTTCTTCACCGATTGCTTCACGGCAGCAGCATCAGTTTTCTTGTAAACATCCCCAGAAGGTTTGTTTGCAAACGTTAAGTCTATATCGACATAATTTACTCTACGACCAGTAAGAATACTGGGGGTACCTAAATTTTTGTCTTCTATTGATAATGCTCTTGCCATGGTCTTTTCCTTTTATTTATAATCATTGCATGATGGTAATTAGCCAATCTGGGGCAGGAACGTGTTTTGATCTAGTCCCAGAACCACCCCAGTATCGACCACGACCAGAACCAATTGAATTTCCAACAGCAATATCATAGTGGAAAGTGTTACCGGACATATACAATACGTCATAATCTCTATTTGCAACACCAGCAGATGGAGTATGACCCATTGATCTGGCATTATCAGCAAACTTGGCAGTGAAGCGTTGTATGATCACAAGATCATCATCACGAGTAACCGTTAATCTACGACCATCTTTATACAATGCCACATCAGAAGCGTCACCATTGTGTCTACCAGAACCACCAGCCCCACGATAACCAGAAGTAGTTACAACACTAACCCCAACCTCATTACCAGTTTTTTCTAATAGATAAACCAAGTCTGGATTCACCCCGTTAGTTGCAACCTTGTGGGTTTGTTCTACCGGTTTAGGATTGCCAGAAGCATCAAGAGTAAGCTCGACTAGTTCATTACCAGATTGTACATTGTTATTGAAATATGTAGAAATTTCATTTGCATATTTACCAGATACGATTTGCCAGCGTTGATCAACTTCCGGCATAACGAGTATGAGTTGAACATTTAAACTTCCATCAGGAGCATAAGTGTCATAATCCAAAATGAGTTTATCATACAGCACAAAATCTTTCCAATATAAAGCAAGGTCATATGATTTGTCAAGATCAATTTTTCCATCAGGACCATGCAATTCATACACAACCACCCGACCTTTTGTAGCCAGATCATTAAGTCCATCAGGAGTAACGGTTTCTGATTCACCGGGTTTGTAAAATCCTTCGACTACTACCAAGCGGTGATCCACAAATTCATTTCTGTCATTATGAATAGTTTTCATGGCAGCAGCTTGCATTTGTAATTGTCTTGCAATAACCAATTTCTCTGCTCTTGATTCCAAATGATCTAGAGTTGTTCTTTCTCCTGTACCACCAAGGAATTTACCCAGTTGAATACCATCTTCCAGATTTAGACCGGGACCAATCGGTACCTCTTCATATAATTTCATTACATCATATGCAGGATTTGGAGTGAATGAGGTTGCTTCAAGATTTTTATTAGGAATGAAACGCCTTGCCCCGGTATCACCAGCGCCATTAGGAGAAATAGGATATGTTGGGGTTCTTACTGAACCACCAGCCCCGGATGTTCTTCTAACGCCCCCCGGTACAGGATTAGCATAAGAACCACCCAATACACCGTTTGCAAGCTGATTACCAACAAATTCTTCGTTAGCTCTATTGGCCTCATCCCTCATTCTAGAACGAACTTCTTCTGTGGACAAAATACGATCAGAAACCCCACCATTATTGACAGTTTGATCTATCATATTTTTAATGAAGTCTCCTTCATCCACTACAACTTTTCCTACTCCACCTTGGGCTTGCCCCAAATATATTTCAATAAGATCGGCTGTTGGCCACGCAGTTGCAGTCGAATTGGTTGGGGTATCGGGTGAAATAACCGTAACAGGATCAGCACCGGTTCCAGCAGATAGAGTGGCAAAATCAGACTTACAGGCATCTTTGGCCTTACCATCAAGTTCTCCATGGAACGTAGGGCTTGTCACGCCTTCTGTAAACGTCCCTGAAGTGCCAAACACGTTCTGGGCATACATAGTGATACCAGAACCACCTATCGTGCCTGTAGCCCCGAATATAGACATAGATTGGGCAGACATATTCATGTTTGGGGTTGAGACCGACATATCCCCTTCGGCACTCATTTTAGTAGAACCAGAAGAAGCTACCTTCATATCCCCGGCGACGGTTTGTCGATAATCCCCTTTGGTAATATCATTCTTACCCCCAAGAGAAGAATTTGTAACAGTCCCCACAGTTGTAACTGATCTTGAACCAGATACGATAGAACCTGATTGACCATAAACCAATTCACGAGAAGACCCATTAACAGTTTCAGATTTAGAACCTCCAACTGTTGTGTTGATGTTACCGCCAACATTTAAATTCAAATCACCTTGTACGTTTAGATTAAGGTTACCATTCGATTGTATGGTTGCTTCCCCTTCAACAATAGAGATATTGTTACCAGAGACTACAGTAGCCATATCACCCTGAGAATTGACTATAACCGAACCATCAGGTCTAATATCAATACCAGCCCCGGATTTGTGCATAATAAGAATTCGTTCTCCCCCCGGAGTATCATTAACTTCTATGATATGACCAGAGGTAGTTTCATTTACATCCGCATGTGGATATTCAGATGGGGGCGGTCCTGTGTTTTCAACAGGAATATCATTGAAACCCCCTCCAATTTCTAGGGCATTCCAATCTCTGCCTCTGCTACTTTTATTGGTAGACACATCACTAATGTATCCAGTTCTAGGAAAGGCACCAGACGGGTCAGCAAAACCAAATACTGGAGTACCCGAAGCATTAACTTCGTCTGTTCTTTGATCTGCTATATCTTTTGGGTTAATTGACATTGTAATCTCTAAAAGTTTCGGGGGTCAAGGTAATCTCTAATCACTTCTATTGTAATACCATCTTGGGTTTTCCATTCAGGTTCCCCCTCTGGTATTACATTATTATGATTAAATTTGTTTTTAGAATATCCTACAACATCAAATGCTGGGTCTGTATCACCGTCATCTGAGGTCATATAATGTCCTGCTACCAAGGCTTGAGGGAATACTCTATGGAAGCTGGCCATAATACCATGATACGCTGTCCATTGGGCGGCTGTTATGGATTTGGAAGAACGGTATTGAGTATAAGGTTTAACAGCAGCATCAGATGTTTCATTAAGACCACCAACAAATGCGAACCCCAAGAAATGTTTATTGTGATTTTTATCGTGGGCACCAGCTTCAGCCATGGGTCTACCTGCTTCAATAACACCATCTCTTCTGATAACCAAATGATATCCAATACCAGCAGCCCCGGCTTCTTTATGTTGAGCATCAATCCAAACCGAATCTACATCCTGATCTGAGAAAGTTTCTGTCCAATGAATGGTACATCCCGCAATTTCATTACCAGATGTGCGTGTAACATTTCTGAATGTTGCTTCAAGCTCATCAAACGTTTTAATTTCTTCAAACGCCCATGTTTCTTCTACCCCAATACCAGATTCTGGACCAACCGAATTACCGGCAGGGGCTGGGGCTGTTGTTGCTGAATTTTGAGAGTTTAATCCTTGAGGTAACTTTCCAATCTCGTTTATAACCAAAGAAGTAAAGCTACTGGCAGTAGTATTTGAATTTGTTCTATCTGTATAAGATGAAAGATCGGTGTTAATCTCCAGATATGATTCTTCTATAGCATTAACTCTTTCGTATGTGGTTAGGGTAACGATAGTCCATTCTGATTGTGGTTTTAAAATATCTGTCCAATATGTATCTGGCACCGTGATATATTTTTTGATTATATCGAATGCCTCAGTATAATTTTTGTCCACAAATAAGATAAATGAAGCCGTTATGTCTGCATCAGATACTGTTCTATCTACCAGAAGCTGCACTTGACTTTCATAATTCTTTTCAATCTTCTCCCCCATGTCAACTAGATACTGATCACTCTTGACGTTCAATTTTGATTTAATAAGATTTACATATTTCATTACTTCGTTGATTGCATCGGATGAAATGTTATCGGTAACGGCAGGCATTACAAAACTTTCTAAATTAGACGTGGTCAATCCCTTGAGAACATCTTCAAATTCAGATGGGTCTTTACCTGTTATTTTTTCAAGGGCAGCAGATACAGCTTCTGCACTAGTCAAAGAATGAACATTTTCAAGAAATCCATTTTCTACGTTGGCAGCAGTTTCTGTTATAGCCAAAAGATCAGCAGCGTCGGCAGAAGGGACGGTTCCAATTAAATCTTCGGCCATGCCCGGAATATCTTTTGTAAATTCTCCAATGTTTGGAATCATGTTAGGTAAATTTTTAAGTTCTCCAAAATCTATGGTATTGGTCAAGGATTCAATACCCGATCTAATTTCTCCAGTATCATTCATCAAAGACATTAAGCCAGCAGATTGACGATTACCAGCTTCTGACACTGCATCTTGAGCAGCAGAAAAATCTGTATTACGAGTGATGCTTAATAGTTGTGTTGATAGATCAGATATGTTTAAAGACATTAGTTATACCTCGCATAAATTGCTCTAGCATTTTGAAGCCTAGCATTATAAGAACCCGCTTCTGGTCTTTCATATTTAGTCTCGAAAACTCGTACCGCACATTCCAAATTCGTACATGCTTGAAATTCTCGCAATCCCAAATATGGTTGTGTTTCAAGCTCCCATAAGATAAATTTTAATTGTATTTCTAGGTCTGTCCAAGGTCTGCCACGTTCATCTGCAAAGGCTTTGAGTTGTTGTAGTCTTCCTCCGCCTTCATACCATTGGGCAATACCATATGAAGCTTCACCTTCATAATTCCCAACAGAGGTATCTAGATTGACTGTAGATTCGGCTTGAAGATTACCAATTATGGCAGCGGAATGCATTGGTGAAAATCCAGCTTCGATAAAGAAGTTATATGATTGCTCAACATTATTGTTACCAAGCTCTGACATATTTACATTTGCCATTGGCTCTATTCCAGCCCTTGTGCCTGTTATACCATGGCCCGGTCCTGTCACAAGTCTGGTTCTATCAATCCTAGGATCAGACGCTCTTGAATTTTGCTGGGCAGAAGAAGTTTCTACTTTTGGTATCACGGCAATAATCATAGGAAGCTGAGAAGCTTTACCATCCAAGAAGAACCCCATTACCAACGCATTGGGTTTTAATCCCGTGCTTCTACCTATGCCTGAGACGCCCCCTTCTGTTGTAGGAAGCCCCACCTGTGCCCAAGGTAGGTCACCAGTACCTATATCAGACTGTAGGTATGAGTGGACGCCTTTAACCCTCACACGCACCCTTCCGAGTTTCATAGGATCATTTATATCTTCGACCACTCCAAAAAACCAACGGAATTGATCACCATAATAATCCATTGCAAAATTACGTTCATTTGAAATCATTACGTTTCCTCCAAGTTGGCTAATTTAGCACATGTCATAGAAACGTCATATCTTTCGGGTCTGATAACATGACGGGCAGCATAAATTAGATAAACGCCAGAACGTTTTTTATCTTTTGCTTCATCCCCCGGTTTACCAGCATCTGCAAGCCTTTGATCATTTTTCAAAAATACCAATCTGATTTTACGACCAATAGAAGTGTTTTCTCCCCTGCCAAGAAAGTTGTAACCCGGCACCACAATATCAATAGGGCTTTTAAGTAGGTAATGTCTTAAGGCACGGGCGGTAGCCTTGGCTCTATGTTCTGACAATTGAGGGGATTCGTAATAGTTAGCATGCTCTGGGAAGGTGTTAGAAGTTACCAGTTGACTAAGAACAGAAGGTCTGTGACCAGCCAAAGTTTTTTCGTTTAGTTTGAAATCTTTATCATAAATTGGACCAGTTCCATCAGTTATGATATTCCTTGATACCATATCTTCCAAAATTTGTTCCATATTAATATTCACGTCAAGATGGGTGGGGTCCTGTTCTATGGTGGTATCTATAAAGTTGTATTCAGAACTTACCGTACCATTATTGATTAACCCCATCATATCTTCTGATTTGGTTAAAC